GCCTGGCCTATGGCCAAGTTTTTAAGAAATGATTTACCAGAAAGACCGGAGAATTTCTCTGGAAATCCATTAATCTTTACTGGTGCTCTTTATCAATTATTACGTACTCGTTTATCGGGTGGAGGACATGTTTCTCCTTCTGGTATCCACGTAGGTGTGAATTTAAAGAATTTATCATTATGGCAGTCTTACCTTCAAGGTATAAAGAGAGGCTGTGCTCCGGTTCCTAAAGAATATATAGATGAAGCTTATTTAAAGCACTCAAATATTATTGGAAAGGTTCCGCGGGAGCAATTTAATGTTTATTCTTTTGAGAAATTAGATTTTTCTTTTGTTTTCCAATCTTATGTCAATCGTTTCCTGAAACGGTTTAAGTGTCCAACTCCTAGTTTGTTGGATGCTTCGACTGCTTCGGCATATAACATTAAGCGACATGAAGGTGGTGCAAGGGAATATATTCGTCAGGTGATAAAACACAATTTAAATGGTGATTTTTTCCAAAATATGACGGAACTAGGTAAAATAACTACAGTTTCCAATGAAGATTTTCTTGGAATGTATGATCTCATAGATAGATTCTCTGAAGTATCCGGAGTTTATAAACCGAGTTTAAAGCAGGCAATAGACTTAGCAAAACAAGAAACAACTTCTGTTCAAGTTATAGCTATTTCTGAGCCTCTTAAAGTTCGAATGATAACAAAAGGTGCCCCATTTCGTTATTGGGTATCTCGTTTCTTTCAGAAGTCTATGTGGGGTTATTTGCAAAATTTTCCTTGTTTCCAGTTAACTGGTAAGAAATTACAAACATTCATGTTACGAGATTTAGTTGATAAAGCCGATAAGATTGGCTTAAAATTTAATAGTTTCGTATCTGGGGATTACTCCGCAGCTACGGACAATTTAGATATTAATTTTACTAAGTTTTGTTTTGAAGGTTTTTTATTGAAATGCAATTACTCTGATGAATTGTCTAATATCCTTAGATCTGTACTATATGAACAAATCCTAGAATACCCTGACGGAAGAAGAATACAACAGTTAAATGGACAATTAATGGGATCGACTCTGTCTTTTCCCATTTTATGTATGGTTAACTTAGTTTGTTTTCACATTTCGATCGAGGAATTTCTGGGGAAAAGGATAGAGATTAATGATCTTCCGGTTCTTGTGAACGGGGATGACATTTTATTTCCTTCCTGTCCAGAATTGTATCAGATTTGGATGAAAAATATCACCAAAGTGGGCTTTTTACTTTCATTGGGAAAAAATTATGTTCATGCTTCTGTATTAACTGTAAATTCAGAATGTTATCGTTATGATTATTTTTCAAAAGATTTTACTTTTGTGAAGTATCTTAATTGTGGTCTCTTAACCGGACAGTCAAAGAAAGGTGGAGGTGTTTCAGACCGAACACTTCAACCTCTCTATTCAATTTATAATGAATTGATAGAAAAGACACCCAATCCGATCAGATGCCATAAACGATTTTTATATTATTATAAAGAAGCTGTTCAAAAACAAACTACCGCTGGCAGTTATCATTTTAACTTATTCATTGATCAAAATTTAGGGGGACTTGGATGTAAAAATCCATATTACTCTGAATTATGTAAATTTACACCCTTTCAAAGGATGCTTGCTGCAAAATCTGAAATTTCGATTAAGCAACAATTGTCTAGAGGTTCATTGAATTTGTCAAGATGGAAAATTGTCCGTGAAGTAGAAATTCCAACCCAACTGGTAAAAAAGTTAACTAGAAACGTGGGTCTAAAATTGAAGACTCAACCATTTAATAAATTTGATAAGGAAATTATTTCGAGTATGGTGGATCCGGGAATCCTGGCACTATCACGATTTGGAGATTCTGATAAATTAGATGAATCCCAAATTCGAATCGTTTTGCCAAAAATTTCAATAAAGAAATTCTCGGATGTAAAAAGCAAAATTGTTGGAATAAAATCAGATCAGCGTTTGTATGATTGGCCATTTCAAGTTATCTCTTTTGATAACTCTCAGACAGAGTTCTATAATATCAAATTATAGGCTCTGTATTTAAGTTAGAAATAAAATGGTCAAGAAACTCTCTAATAAATCCAAAAATAATAATGATAAAATTAAAGATAAAAAAGATGATATGATCATTTCTTCAAATGTTATATCTCAGAATACCAAGACAGCAAAAAGAACTCCAAAAACTAAAATGATTGGAAATTCAACTACCATCTCACATACTGAGACCTATGGAATAAATATATTGGGCTCTTCGGAATTCAGTCTAAGTTCCACTTGGGCAGTCCAACCAGGAATAGCATCCTATTCAAGAGGGACTCCTCTAGGATCCTGGTTACCTCAGATTGCTGGTAATTTTGACAATTATGAGATTTTAAATTTGCGTTTTACTTATCGTGCTGCGTGTTCCACATTAGAACCGGGTCTTGTGGTATTTGGTTATGAACCAAATCCTGAAGGATCTGCTCCTCTCTCTTATCAAGAGTTAAGAAACATGCATTCAGTCGATGGTTCCGCTCATGCGAATCTAACCTTTGATGTCACCAATCATGTAAAGAAGCCTTTACTTATCCGAAAAAAGCAAGTTGTCA